TTCTCATGTTCTTAACACCTTCATTAAACTTACCTAAAGACATTTGAGCTGATTGGTTGTCATTACGGAATATCTGAACGTAGTACATAGCCCCGTCAATCACTATATGTCTATAAGCTTCTGGAACAGAAGGTACGTCTGAGTGTAAGATAAGGTCTACTGGAAGTGAATACATTTCAAATATAATTTCGTATTCTTTGTCAGGGGAAGGGTAAAGTATAAACTGATTTCCTGGAGCTTTAATTACATGGGTTGGCATAGCTCTTATTGAAGTGCTGTCATTATACTCGTCGTCAACATGCTTAGCTAAGTACTCTTCGTAGTCCATCCTTTTTAACAGCGAAGTAGAGTTGCCTAAAGAATTATCACGTTTAATACGAAATGTATTGTAGTCTATTGTTTTAGAGTTGTATGGATTGTCATACCTCATTGTACCAGGGCTTAAGTCTTCTTCATGTTCAATATAGTTAAAAGGCCATTGAAAAGTTTCTTGATTTAGTAGTCTAATCGAAGCATTTATAGCATCTTTAGCTGTGTTGTAGTAACCAGTAGAGCTTCCAAAGTTATCACTATTTAACTCTGTTTCATTTACTCTACGGTTTAAATCATTTACTAATTCTAGGTAGTTGTAAGCCATATTATCTATCCTTTACTGGTAGTTGTACGACTCTTTCAGCTACTAAATGAGTATCATATGTTATAGCACAAGTTATTCTGTACTTTATATTATTTAAACCTGCACCAAAACGAGCTGTAGCTACTGTATTAGTGCTTACTTGAGAAAAGAGTGTTAGACCATTTACGGTGTCTGATTGAGATACTTGTGTCTTAACTCCGTCTGCGTCTTTTATAAACCACTGTACTGACTGTATTACTGACCCTTCCAGGAATCTTGACCAATCTATTGAGTAGTCCAGTATTTCACTTGGGTCTTTGATAGGCCATTTCATTATGCGGCTCTCCCTACTATTGTTATTCTTGATTCAGAAGGTACTAACAATGTTCTAGTTGTATCTTGTTCAATAGGTTTTAACTCTATTATAACAGGTCTTGGTACAAGAGAAACTACAGAGCTTGTGTCTACAGCTTCAAGAGTCTGTGATTGATTAATATTATTTGTTGTTACTTCTGGTGTAGATTCTGTGCTTACTACTAGTATTTCTTGAGCTTGTCTTATAACAGGGGCTGAGACCTCTGGGTCAGACTTAGTTTCTACCGACATAAAGTTAACTTTAATTACGGCTGTTACTGTTTGTGCATCTGTATCAGACTCTACACTAGAAGAAGATAGAACTTCTAACTGTCTTATAACTGGTTCAGTAATTAAGCTAGGTGCTTCAGTACTGTTAGCTAAGAATATGTTATGCTCAGATACCCCTGGTATAGTTAGAGTAGTAGAGGAGCTAAGATCAGTAGCATCAAGTATATTTAATTCATCTACATCTGGGGATGACACTACAGACATAGGAGTGCTTACAGGTGTTGCACCTAGTGCATTTCTTTCTGAAATTACTACAGTTGGTGCTTCTGATACTGTTTCGATGTAATCTGCTACAAATTGGTAGTCTATCCGAGTAAATACTGGATTAGTTACTTCTGTTACAGAGTTTAAATCAGGAGCCTCTAAAGTCTCTACTTGTGCAAAACCAGGGACTGTCACCTCTGTAGTAGAGATATGTTGATTAGGTATATTAGTAAATATGTTTAATTCACTAAAGACAGGTACTGTTATTTCTGTATCTGATACCAAACTAACTGAGTTGAATGGATGAAGTTGTGTTATTACAGGCTCTGTTATTTCTGTTACAGAGTTTAAATCGTCTGCAAGTATATTCTGGTACTGTCTAATAACTGGCACAGTTAAAGTAGTAGAAGACATTGCCCCTGCAGGGTCTAGTATATTTAATTCATCTAATTCTGGAGTATTTACTTCAGATGTAGAAGTCTCTACACTTACAGCTGTGAATATATTCAATTCACTGAATGCAGCTGTTGTAACTTCAGATGGTTGCTGTGTGATTGTGTCGTCAGCTAGTATAGTCTGATATTGAGCTATAACTGGTGATGAAAACTCTGATTGAGATATCGCATCGTCTGCTAGAAGAACTTGGCCTATTGCAGGTGCTGATACTTCAGTACGTGTAAATATACGGCGAGATTCACCGTAGGTATCGTCATTATAAAGGGCACTACCGTATAAGTTGGTATTAGCTGCTTGAAGGTTTTTATGAAAAGCAGGTTGGCTGACCTCAGACGTTGTAACAGTACCAGGGGTACCGTATGTTCCAGAACCAAAAGTACCTGTACCATAGAGTGCCTGACTAGGGGCACTTGCTTGTAAGTTGTGATCAGCCATATCTACTAACGCCTACTAAGCGTCACGGATAGTGATAGAAACTGCGTCTAATGAGAAAGTGTTACCAGTAGTAACAGCTTGAGAAGCACTCAAAGAACCAGTTGCGTATAGTGTGTTTGAGCCGTTAGTCAATGCCCAGAAAGCTGCAGTACCTGTACCTGTTACAGTACCTGCAGTAATAGCAGGAACGATTACACGTCGACCATCAGTTGCACCATTTTCAGGAGCACCTGTGTTAACTGTATCGTTACCAAGTGTTAAAGTTGAAGTTGCTTGTGCGTAAGTAGTTGGCTCAGCTGAACAGATATCTAAACGAGTACCGTTAGTATCTACTATTGTAAGTCCACCATCAAACACTGCATCAGCGATAAAAGCCATAATGTCAATCCTTTTGTAATGGTTTTAGAAAGTAAATAGAGAGCCCCAGAATTGGGACTCCCTGTATTCGTTTAGTTTATGCTAAGTTGTATTTAGCTGTTACCAACGCTTCTGGGCGTAAAATCTTACGTCCGTATAAGTGCATACCACGGCAGATGTCAGCGAATGAATCTGGGTCACGGTAAGTCTCTGTTTTGTTGATTTGCTCTGCAGTTGCTACAGCTGAGTCATGTCCAGCTACGATAACACCGTAGTTAGCGTTTTGGTTAGCTGTACCTGTTGTACCTGCGCCAGTACCTACTGCTGGTAAGTTACTTGAAGTATATACACGGAAGCCGTGGAAGTTATTCAAGACTAGACCATTGCGTAGCCCACCTGATTCACCGAAGTCTGCGTTAAACAAACGTGAATCTTCATCACGAAGGATTTCCATCATGATAGGGTCAAGTACAAGCCATCTACCTGCAGTGTCCACTTGTTTTTGGTCTAACAAACGGCCCATACGTGAAATCAACATTGCTGGTGATACATATGCTGTTGGTAGAGCAGTTGCTCCTGGTAAACGAGCTGCAACTGGGATCGCATGATCACCTGCTGAAGTTGTAGTAATGTTACCGAAGTCACCTTTTTTCAACTTGTTAGATGCAAGTAATTCGTCTGTACCTGCTGTTGAGTCAGCTTTAGTACCGTTTACTTGGTCGTTAACTGCAGCTGCGTTAGCATGTAAAGCAGCTTGCTTGTAACCACTTAAATAACCCAACACTTCTTGGTCATGCTGATCAGCCAAGCGGAAAGCCGCGCGGTTTGTAGCCATGTCCATGAAATTAACGTGAGAGTGTGCTTCTTCGATATCGTCGATTTTAAATGCAAAGTAGTTTGCTTTATCTACAACTAATGAAAAGTCTGTATCTGCTAAATCTTGTGCAGCAATAGTTGTGCCACGCTTGTACGCTGAAACGCTTACCTCAGGTTCTTTGATAATTTTAACTGTATCACCTTGAGAAGCTATTTCACCGAAATAG